CAGATGAATACAAGGAACGATTCGTCAAGGATGACCCATCGAAGGGGCCGGTCACTGGTATTAAACAGCAAATCATTTCTATGATTTTCCGTGAAGTGGGAGTCAGTGCGAGTAAGTACAAGCACGGATTTGAGCGTGGTGTATATTACGCTCCCCTTTACGAGAATACCCGTGAGTTCCTCCGTGGGGAGATTGAGAAGGATAAGCTCGTTCCCTTGACAAAGCTGAAGGATGATGTAGATTCTGTATTGAACTGGTGGAAGCCGAAGGCTATTGCCCGATATGAGAAGTTGCATGAAGAGGGTCGGACAAAGGATGGTATTCTGTATTACACCAATATGATTGGAATTAGTTGGGATGAGGCAAAGCGTATATATCTTCCAGAGGTCGGGCGATGAGCTTCTTTGAAACAACCGTTGACATATCAAAGTGTAGAAAAGTATTGGTGATACCTAATATCACTAATTCTGCGAATATTGAAAAAGACTCCTTTGTGGATGTCATCTACAATCACATTCGAGCATTAGAAAAGCTTGGAGATTATTATTGGCATATTTTGGTTCCAGAGCCAGTTGCTAAACTGAATCTTGAAAATGTTAAGCAACACATCGTAGATATTTCTGGTGATATGATTCATATGCGGGTAACCTTTCCTAGAAAGGCTATTAATCTCTTACAAGATTTGGAATACGATGTAGTGTATTCGCATTTACCCGATTGGTTTATGGTCAAGCGATATACCGATAAGGATATTATTGGATACGCACATTGGTGGGAAATGAAATCGTGTAACGCTGAAGATAGAAAGAATCGTCAACGAAACATTGTGGCAGAATTGTTGGGTGTATTGGGGATGAAGGTCTGTTATCTCAACACCCAAGACCAAAAGAATCGTGTATTAGACGAGGCACGTCAATGGTTTAGTGACGAAAAGGTTCAAGAATTAGATAAAATTCTTCAAGTCTGGCATTTGGGTGTTCCACAAGGAAAGATTATTTCAGAACCGACCGAAAAGGAAAAGATTATTGTATTCAATCATCGAGCCGCTGCATATAAAGGATATCCACAATTTATTGAGCTGATGAAAGAGTATCGTGAATCCAGACAAGACTTTGTGGTATGGGTTCCTCAGCTGGACGGAAAGCCTGAAGAATCATGGATTGACAATACAAAAGTCCCGAAGCATGAGTACTATACCAGACTTCAACGTTGCTCCGTAGGAATCCAAATGCGCCAGTCAAACTATGGTTGGAGCGTGGCAGCTACGGATTGCATGATGAATGGTACTGCCGTCATTTTCCAAGAGTCTGATTGTTATCACGAAATTGACCCCAACGGAATGTTCTTCAAGTTTAAAAGGGATTTATTTGCGACTCTAGATAAATTCTTTGATGATGAAAACTTTAGACACGAACAAGGTGTAAGAAGTATAGCTAGAACCAAGGAATTACAGTTAAATGAAGCTAAGATGATTAAACAATTAAACAATCAACTAACACGGTAGGAGAAAATGAATCTACTTAATTTTGCGAAGTTCCCGGCGTCTTTCAACGAAAATGAAATCCATCTGGGGAACGCTCCTGCTCAGTATGAGTCTTATCTTTATAGATATACCCATCTAGAAACGGGAAAAATGTACATAGGTATTCACAAGGGTAGACTTGGAGACAGGTACTGGCATTCGTCAAAGAACGAAGAATTTAATCAAGCACTTTCTACCGAGAAAAATGTGTTTAAGTTTGAAGTTCTTCGGTTCGGCAGCCATCACGCTATGGAAGTTGCAGAAAGTAGGATGTTACATGCGGTGGATGCCAAAAATAATCCTATGTACTATAACTTAACAAACGGTATGAAATTACATCAAGATGCACCGCCCGATGTAGAAATGATGCAAATCCTAGTTGATAAGATTCAGTCTAGAGATGGATTGACAGTTACCATAGAACCAGTTGAAGAGATTGCGGTACTAAAACGTGTACAGGTTCGGTTAGCTGAAGATGAAGCTCACAAGAGGGAAATCAAGGAACGCATTGAAGACGCCGGCGGTGATACTTCTGGATGTTCTCCTGTGGTGATATACGAAGGTCGTGGACCTAATGGAGAGGATCTCATTGGTGATGGTAACCACACAGTTATGGCTGCGAGTGAAGCAAAGCATTGTACTGTAATTCCTGTCATTCGTATTCCTAAGAGTGTACATAAAGAGTATACCGACGCTGAGTTGAAGGCTATCGGTAATCTTTTGAATAAGAAGCCGGATACTATTAAGAAGCCCGTCAGTCCTGATGACGCTGTAAAGCACCTTGAAGATATTGTTAGTAAAGGGGTTACTTTGGAGCAGTTCGCAAAAGATGAAGATGCGCACAGACAGTATTTACAGATTTGTGGATTTACTGGTAAGCAGATAACAAAGATTATTGGTAGAGTTAAAAAGAGCATTAAGAATCAAGAGTTCCTCAAAGCTAACAAACTTTGGATAGATTACACTAAACCGATACATAAAAAGACTTTAGAAAGTACTACCGAAGGTTTTAGAACGGCAGATACTATGGCGATTCATGTAAGTTCTGCGATGTTTAAGTTTGACAACGTTGTAAATACGATGTTCGCCCACACAGAAGAAACCAAAAAAGGTCGAGTGACGCAGAAGGACAAAATGGTAGTTGTGGTGTACCATACCGATTCTGATAAGGAGCTGAACTGGAAAATGAATGAGCAACCACGTATACTAAATATGATTAGTTGGTTTTATACAAGACTTGGATACAGCGTTAGAATACATGAGATGCCTACGACTATGACCCACAACCCGTTTTTAAACAATGAGTAATCACACCATTTGGGTAGAAAAGTATCGTCCGTCTATCTTGGACAATTATATTGGAAACGAAACTCTTAAAGAAAAGTTCGCCCATTATATTGAAACGCAAGATATCCCGCATCTGCTGTTCTATGGAACGGCAGGTACGGGTAAGACAACCGCAGCAAAGATTCTCGTAAAGAATATTGACTGTGACCACCTATTCATCAATGCATCAGATGAACGTGGTATTGATGTCATTCGTGAGAAGATTAAGAACTTTGCCTCCACCTCTGGATTTGCTCCGTTGAAGGTGGTGGTACTGGACGAGGCAGATGCGTTGACTCCTGACGCACAAGCCGCTCTTCGCAATATGATGGAAGTATTTAGTCAAAAGACCAGATTCATCTTGACTTGTAATTACTTTGAACGTATTATTCCACCTATCGTCAGTCGGTGTCAGACTTCTGCGTTGACCCCACCATCGAAGAAGGAAGTGGCTATCCATCTCACGAACATCTTAAATCAAGAGGGTGTAACCTTTGAGAAGCAGGCAATCGCCACGTTAGTCAATGCGTATTATCCAGATATTCGTCGTGTCATCGGAACCGCTCAGCAGCAAACCCGTGATGGAAAGTTGACTGTCAATGTCAACGAAGTAATCGCTGGTGACAGTAAGCTGAAGATTATGGATACTTTGACCAGCAATCAACCTTCGACTAATAAGGTTCAAGAAATTCGTCAAATAGTTGCTGACGCTGGTATCCGTGACTTTACCGAACTTTATCGGTTACTCTATGATAAGGTTCAAGATTATGCCCCGAACAAGATTCCCCAGACGATTATCCATATCGCTGAAGGTCAGTATCGGGATGCTTTTGTAGTAGATAAAGAAATTAATTTTATAGCAACAATGTATAACATTTTAATGTAAGAGGAAATTATGACCAGTAAGTTTATTCCGCCTTCGGGCAAGCCAGACCCACGCCAGATGCAACAGCAGATGCCCGACCTTTCATTGGCTACGGATATCGTCTGTGAAAACTGTGGGAATCTCACCTTCCAAGAAGTTATGTTGATGAAGAAGATTTCTGCGATTGCGTCACCAAATGGAAAGGAAGGTATCATTCCTATCCCGACATTCGCTTGTGTGGCGTGTGGATATGTAAACCAAATGTTCCGTCCAGTAAAGTCTGCTAGAACCGATGAGGAAACTACACAAACTAGAACCAGTGTAGAAACTGCAGAGGAGCCCACTCGGCCGAAGCTTGTATTAGAGGATTAATGGAAACTACGTTCGTAGATAAGTCCCGTGTCACCGTCCGAGAAATCTCAAAGAATGTGGCACGGGATTTTATTGAAACCCACCATTACACGCATAAGTTCAGCTCTACACGATATGCCCTTGGGGTATTCTATGTAGAGGATGGTGAGCATGCGTTCTTTGCTGGAGAGAACGAACGTTTAATTGGATGTATGACCTATGGCCATCCAGTAAGTAATCGCACGGTAGATTCGATTACCGAAGGGCTGGAGCTGGATGAAGTATTGGAGTTGACCAGATTAGTCTGCTTGGATGGATATGGAAAGAATCTGGAAAGTTTTGTAATTGCTCAGTCCTTTGATTGGATGAAGAAGAATGACCCCAAGGTAAAAGTCTTGGTCAGTTATGCAGACCCTGAACAAGCACATACGGGTGGAATCTATCGGGCAACGAATTGGCTCTATCAAGGATGTGGATATTCCAAGTTGATGCCAGATTATAGTATTCGTATTAATGAAGATGACCTCTGGACGCATAGCCGTACCGTAGGCGCTCGTTGGGGAAATAAGTCTGTAGAGAATCTGGCTAAGACAATCGGCCAGACCTTCTACAGAAAAGAGGAAACAGCAAAACATCGATATATCTATTTCCTCTGTGGAAAGAAGGAACGGAAACGAATGATGAACAATTTGAAGATTCCCGTATTTCCATATAATGAAATCAAGCCATATACCCAACTGATTCAGAAGGTACACGTAAAGGATGGGGTAGTGGACCGCATTGAAATCCTCCAAGGGGTTGACAATGGGTGGTCAAACAAACAGATTGTAATGACGGAGGATGAAGATGGCGAAGACACTATTTGACCATATTAATGCAATTTATCTTGACCAGAAGAAGAACTATTTCTCTGGATTGGATGATGGGGAGAAGCGAACCTATAGTAACTATATGGTCAATCGCTTTCTTTCTATGAACATTCATCAGCTCCCGCTGGTCAATGAGATACAAAAGTACACGCTACCTTCCGATGTTCACTATTTATTCTTTGCGACCACGATTCCTCGCGGTAAGCAATATAACAAATATGTGAAGGCTGCAAAAGAAACCAAGTATGAAGAGTGGTTGGTGACCTTGGTTGCGAAGCATTATTGTGTATCCGAGATTGAAGCGGTCACCTATTTGGAAATCTATTACGAACAAGATAAACCCGCACTTCGGGAACTCTGTGAAAAATACGGGATTGATACTAAAGTATTGAAGAAGGCAAAACTATGACACAGGATTTGGTTACTATGGTTAAGTTGAGTTGGTCGGAATATTTCCGAAAGATTGCGCACACTGTGAAATTAAAGTCAAAGGACAAGACCACACAGATTGGTGCGGTCATTGTCGGCTCTAATAATGAAATTCGTTCCACGGGATACAATTCATTTCCACGTGGGATTGAAGATTTCCGTGAAGAACGGCAGGAACGTCCAGAGAAGTATTATTGGATGGAGCATGCGGAACGGAACGCCATTATCAACGCCGCTCGTATTGGTGTTTCTACTGACCGATGCACTTTATTCTTGACTTGTGATATTCCGTGTGTGGATTGCACACGCGCGATTATCAACTCTGGTATCAAGGTTATCTTTTGTGAGCGTGACCAGGGTGCAAGTGGTGAACATTGGGATGGACACAGAGAACGTAGTATTCAGATGTTAAAAGAGGCACATCGCACTGTGTGGTATTATGGGGAACAGAAACCATTTATTGATATTGGGGAATTGAGAAATGGATAATTTTACAATAACATTTTCAGAAAGTGCTTTAGTGGAAATGAAGTCTTTTGCCGAAAAGGAAGCAACCGACTATTTCCGTATTTCTGTGATGCCAGGCGGTTGCTCTGGTTTCAAATATAACTTTGAGATAATTGATAATCCAGAAGAAGATGATGTAATCGTAGAACAACATAACGGAGTAAAGGCAGTCGTTGACCCGTTTTCCGTACCATATTTAAATAATGTTGTTGTGGATTACATATCTAATATGATGGAATCTGGATTTAGATTTAATAACCCTAACGCGTCTGGTGGTTGTGGATGTGGTACGAGTTTTGCAGTATGACAAATGGAAAAGGTGATACCCCACGCCCATTGAGTGTGGATACAGAAACATATAAAAATAATTGGGAACAAACTTTTGGTAACACGCCGCAAAAAGCACAAGCCCGTATATCGGAGTCCTTACAAGAAGTTCAAAGAGAAATTAACAGACTACGTGATATTGTAGATAACTGTGAGTATAGCGGATTACCTAACACCTCATCATACGAGGTTCACGGTGAATCTTTATAGAAATCGCAAGGTTGGTCAAACACAGAATGGGTATCGATATGTACTGTTACAAGATGCACCAAATTCCATTCATTTAACTATACAAGATAAAGATAAGGCAATGTACGATTTCCTTACCAATCTACAATCAGAAGAAGATTTAAATAACAAAATTTCTGCATTAGAAACAGAATTCACCACTTGGGTAACCACACATGAAGTCACTAACTAATTATCTCTCAGAAGAACAAGCAGTACAATGCGTGGGCAAGGGATGGGAAAAACTTGTTCGTAAGGTATATAATGCAAAGATAGGAATGGGGATTACCGTGGGAATAATTCAAGTGAAGGAAAAGTGGGGCGGACTCAGAATATATACTGATTATTACGATTCCCACTTAGAAGAAGTTATTATGCAGGTTAGTCGAGACAGTCTAACTATCTGCGAGGAATGCGGTGCTCCTGGTGGACTTGTAGCGAAAGGAACATGGTACCAGACCCGATGTGAAGAGCATCGTGGTGAATGGGAGCCAGTACAACACTAATAATACCTTATAAAAGACCCCGAAAGGGGTCTTGACTTTTATGGCCTATTTAGGTATATTTAAGATGTCTAGTATCCTATGAGGAATCAATGAACAAAGTTTCGTACAGTCAGTATACAACGTGGGCTAACTGCCCGCAAGCATGGAAGCTCCGTTATGTGGATGGTCACAAGCTGGATGAGGGTTCAATCCACACCATCTTCGGTACCGCCATGCACGAAGTCATCCAAGAATGGCTTGATACTCTTTTCAATAAGAGTGAATCATTTGCCAACGGTATTGACCTTGATGACAGCTTGAAGGCAAAGTTTCACGAACACTTCAAGGCTGGAATCAAGGAAGTGGACGGGGTAAAGGTATTCCCGTCAGACCGTAAGACGCTCGAAGAATTCTACCATCAAGGTACAGAGATTCTTTCGTATGTTCAGGCGAATCAGAAGAAGCTCTTCCCGAACCAGAATGTGTCATTAGTCGGTATTGAGTTCCCGATTGATGTAGAGGTGCGGAAGAACGTCAAGTATGTGGGGTTCGTGGACATCATCACAAAGAATGAAAAGACGGGATTGATTACCATTTACGATTTAAAGACCAGTCGAGCTGGGTGGACACAATCACAGAAGTCTGACAAGACTAAGATTAGCCAATTGCTTCTGTACAAGAAGTTTATTGCTGAGCATTTCAATGTGCCGCTAGAGTCGGTTCGTGTCGAGTATGTGATTCTCAAGCGTATCATCTCTGAGAATTCTCCATATCCGATTCCGCGTGTCAGTCCGTTCGAGCCCCCGCATGGGAAGCCGTCAATCAATCGGGCATGGACCGACTTCGAGAATTTCTTGTTCGATTGTTTCGATGAAGATGGTCAGTATAAGACCAATACGATTAAGCATAAGGCAAGTAAGAGCGCCTGTAAGTATTGTGTATTCCGTGAGCGTAAAGACCTTTGCCAGTACGGGGTGTAATGTGGAAAATCCTATGGTCAACTATAGTAAGCTGATTGCTGAAACTGCAAGTAACCATTATAACGTGCGGGATGAGTACAAGGAAAATACCTACGAACAGAATGTTGCCATCACAATGAGTGAGCAACGTAGATTCTCCGTGGGATGTATCAATATCACGGGGGAACTGAATATCGGAATGATGATTCGTTCGGCGTGTCTTTTTGGGGCTGAGAATTTTTATATCTTTGGACGAAAGAAATTTGATAAACGGTCCACTGTTGGGGCTGAGAAATACATTAATATCGTCCAATATACTTTTGATGACCCGATACACGCCGACGAATCAATTCTGAATCAGTTGAAGTTGTTGAAGCACAATATAGTGTTGTGTGAGCATGGTGGTCATGTGATGGGGAAGGACAATTGGAAGTTTTACGATAGTCTCCACAAGCACAATGAAACCCCACTCTTTATCTTCGGCTCAGAGAGTCACGGAATTCCAGAGGTTATCCGATTCGCAAACTTTGAGCGTATCAGTATTCCGCAACGTGGGGTACTTCGGTCATATAATGTGAGTGCCGCTATGAACATTATTTGTTGGGACTTTATCAAGGAGATATATCTGTGAAGAAGCGATATAAGCAAATGATTGATACTCGTCGGGTCTATCAATTGGAAACTGATATGTACTACGACCGCAGGTTTGCGTATATCACCAAGCAACGGTCATTAGACTATCTGGTACGATATGCCAAGAAGATTTGGAAGGCTGAGAAGATTAAGAAGCAGATGCCTCTTATCCGATTTGGCAAGGGATTACAGAAGTTTAGTTGGTGTGATGGGGAAACATTGGAACTTGCCCCAACCCAACGGGACATCTTGACTCTTGTACATGAGTTGGTTCATGCGATTGGATACGATGACCACGATAAGAACTTTGCGGCAAAAGAGTTGGTCCTACTTGCGAAATATACCTCGGTGAAGGTTGACGCACTGCATGAAATGTTTGAGGTTATGATATGAACGATATAGATAGAATTAAAAAAGAAATAGAGTATTGGCAAACCGAATTTGTTCCAAGTGGTAATATGGGTAAGTGGGCCAGACAGGCTAGAATAGATTCTTTAAATAGAACTTTGAAACAGCTTGAACAAGATAATCAAAGTGAAAACGGTGAACTATAATGGCATGGTGGCATAAACCAGACCCACCAGATATGGAAGGGTATGTACCTGACAATTTCTATAATGGTCCAGACCCCGATGCATACAAACGATATGCGGAATGGAAACATAGACAAGCACGAGAGAATAAGGTGGCGTGGGAAAAATTTCAAAAAGAAAAAAAGGAAAAGGCTATACAAATGAAAAAGAAATTAAAAGAAGCATCGGTATTATTCTTCATTCAGATATTGAGTTATACTATCTGGTGTATTAACTTCCGAGCGGTTGCTGATACGCATTATCACACAGCGGCAGTAAGTGACTTTATGATTGCCTCTATTCAGTTCTTTGTGATTCGGAAGATTGCGCATGGACAAGACCAGTTTCATCAATGGGCTGGATATGCACTCGGGTCTGTGGTCGGAAGTTATTTAGGTATTTGGATTTCCGCAACATTCTTGGGAGGTTGAAATGAATGACGAAATTGTTTCATGTATGGCAATAGGAGACAGACCCTATCTGGTTGCCGCTACCAAGGATGGTAAAGTGTTTATTGGATATGTAAGAACTGGTGATGGTCCTGATGTTGAGTGGACGAGATGCACCGATATTCCATTACACGCATCAAGCACGGAGTAATTATGGATGTCTTTATATTCATTGCTATTCTGTCTCTTGCATTGGGTCTGACTCGTTTGGTAACAGGGCCAGGATATTGTAAGTGTAAGTACTGTGAATATAAGATACGTCAATACGAAATCCACAAGTGTAAAGTAAGTGGTCGTAGACATACCTGTAAGTAAGGAGACTATATGCATTTGCCCAAGAAACGGAAAAAGGAAGTAGTAGAAATGACGAAGGTAAAGAGTGATACATTGCCACCCTCATTACGACTTGACCTCAACGGGAAAGCCCTGTTGATGTTGGATACCGATGAGTGGGGTCCGATTGAACTCCGTATTGATGATAAGGAAACTGCGGTAGAACTCCTTCGGGTTATTGTAGATAATTTGGGGACTATCTCTACAGTAGATTCATATACGAAAGCAGAAGGAAAGAAACTTAAGAAAATGGTGGAGGGAAAATGATTGAGAAGATTGAGAAGCCGTGGGGTAGTGAACTGAAGTTTGCTCACACTGCTCATTACGTAGGAAAGATACTGGAAGTGAAGGGTGGTGAAGCCCTGAGTGTCCAATATCACAAGCAGAAGGTAGAGACGATGCATGTATTGGAAGGCACTGGTCGTATCGTATTGTATGTGATGGATGAGGATGGAGAACCACAGGTCACTAGTATCAACAAGATGGAGGTTGGTGATACCTTCCACATTCCACCTCGTCAAATCCACCGAATCATCGCAGATACCGATATGAAGATTGTTGAAGTATCCACCAACCATTTGAACGATTTAGTCAGATTACAGGACCGTTACGATAGGAAGTAATATGATTTTACTATTAGGGGACATTCACGGAAACGCATCTATATTGTCACAGGCGTTAGGCATCGCAAAAGAGTCTAACGCTGTTGCGATTATTCAATTAGGTGATTTCGGGATGTTTCGTGATAATGAAGAATGGTTTCGTGCAAATATTAGTAATGCTCACATTCCGATTTACTTCATTGATGGCAACCACGATGATTGTAGTAGATGGGATACTTACCAAGAGGTTACTCGTATTTGGGATGACCGTGAACTGTTCTATGTCCCACGGGGAACTGTGATGGAACTGGATGGCCGTATTCTTGCATTTATGGGCGGAGCCGCAAGTATTGATAAAAAAATGCGATTAGAAAATAATATGCATTGGGATAGTAATGAAAATATATCACCTACACACGTAGAACGATTGTATAGAAATGCGTTGGGAAAGAAAATTGATATGTTTCTTACTCATTGCCCACCACATTCTGTAATTGAAAAGAATTTTGACCCTCTGCAAAAGTTATGGTTCGGTGTGGGAATAGATTGGATTGACCCAAATCAAAATATCATAGAAGATGCATGGGATAAGTTAAACTATCCACCTATCTATTCTGGGCATATGCATAAACGTGTCCAAGGAAAAGATTATAGAATTTTAAATATAAATGAATTATTGGCAGTGTAACCCACTACTTATTATAGAAGGTTATAGACAAGGGTTATACATATGCGAAAAGACAAACACAAATATACTACCATTCAAGTTAGTAAAGAAATAAATAAGCATATACGTGAATTCTGTAAAACGAATTTCGTAAATGCAGGACCATTGACAGAACGTCTGTGGTCTAATTATATTTCTTCTAGTGTGAGTGGTAGTATTTCTTTACAGGGTTAATATTATGAGAACTGGTTATATTCCGAAGGACCAACGTAAAAAGATTCTTCTTCTTTCAGACGATATGCGAGTGACCTCTGGTATCGGAGTTATGTCACGGGAAATCGTTGAAGGAACCGCACATCATTTTAATTGGGTGCAAGTGGGAGCTGGTGTCAATCATCCAGAGATGGGGAAGACAATTGATATTTCTGCTGCATTAAATAAAGAAATAGGTATAGACGATTCGTATGTTCGTATCTATCCGTATAATGGATATGGTGATAGCAGATTGATTCGTCAACTTCTTGAAATAGAAAAGCCAGATGCCATTCTCCATTTCACCGACCCACGGTATTGGATTTGGTTATATCAGATGGAGCATGAACTCCGTCAGAAGATGCCAATTCTTTATTATAATATTTGGGACGACCTTCCATTCCCAATGTATAATAAAGAATATTATATGTCATGCGACTCGTTGTTCTCTATCAGTAAGCAAACATATAACATTAACAAGCATGTTCTTGGACCAGAGAACCCACGGCATCTTGCATACATTCCGCATGGTATCAATACTAAGCGATATCACCCACTTCCAGCAGATGATGCAGCAATGCTTGAAACTCGAAAGAAACTATTTGGTGACGCCGAAGTGGATTATGTAATTTTCTACAATAGTCGGAATATTCGTCGTAAGCAAACATCAGATATCATTTACGCCTTCAAGGTGTTTATGATGAAGTTAACGCCAGAACAGCGTGAACGGGTTCGTTTGGTAATGCACACACAACCTGTTGATGATAACGGTACAGATTTACCAGCGGTTATCCGTGATGTCACACCAGAAGTACAAAAGTATATTGTGTTTTCTGCTGACCGTGTTGAAGCTGGATTCTTAAATCACCTCTACAACATCGCTGATGTAACTATTAATATGTCCAGTAACGAAGGATTCGGATTAGGTACTTGTGAAAGTATGGTCGCTGGCACTCCAATCATCGTCAATGTCACTGGCGGTCTTCAAGACCAATGTGGATTTATGGATGATGACTACAATTATCTTGACCCAGATGTACACTTTACATATGATTGGGGTAGTAATCACGATGGTAAGTATAAGAAGCACGGTAATTGGGCGTTCCCAATGTTCCCAACCAATCGTTCCATCCAAGGGTCACCAATGACCCCATACATCTTTGATGACCGTGCGTCATTTGAAGATGCAGCAGACCGAATGATGGAAGTGTATGGATTGTCCCGTGAGGAACGGAAGCTCCGTGGAGAGCTTGGTCGTCAGTACGCTTTAGGTCACGGTAAGTTTACAGCAGAACATATGTGTAACTCTTTCATTGAGCACATCAACAAGGGGCTTACTGATTGGACACCACGGAAGCGATTCACATTGGAGAAAGCATGAGCTACGAATTCGAGGTCGATATGCAACTAGGAATTGTAAAATCTAGGAAAACCGCACTAGTTACTGGTATCAACGGACAAGATGGTTCCTATATGGCTGACTTCCTACTTGACAAAGGATATAAAGTCTATGGAATGGAACGACGAGCCTCTGTCAAGAATAGAGAGAACACAAAGCATCTTATTGATAATCCAAACTTTGAGTTTATTATTGGTGACCTTGCTGACCAGAACTCACTCCTTCGGTGTTTGAAAACTGCAAATCCATCAGAAGTCTATAACTTCGCAGCACAATCGTTCGTCGGTGAGAGTTGGAACACGCCAGAACAAACCAGTGATATTACTGGATTGGGTGTTCTTCGGATGTTAGAAGCAATCCGTGAATATGGGGAACCTATTAAGTTTTACCAAGCATCTTCGTCTGAAATGTTTGGTCGTATGGTGGAGAATCCATCAAAAGAATCCACACCATTCTATCCACGTTCCCCATATGGCGTAGCGAAGCTGTACGGGCACTGGATTACTAAGAACTATCGTGAAAGTTATGGAATGTTCAATGTCTCTGGTATCTTATTCAATCACGAAAGTGAACGCCGTGGGATTGAGTTTGTTACTCGTAAGATTACTGATGGTGTTGCTCGTATTGCATTAGGATTCCAAGATACAATTGAATTAGGTAATCTTGATGCAGGTCGTGATTGGGGATATGCACCTGATTATGTAGAAGCCGCATGGTTGATGATGCAACAAGATACACCTGATGATTATGTTATTGCAACTGGTGTTACTAAGACTATTAAACATTTCTTACAAGCAGCATTTTATCAAGTTAATATCTTGGATTGGGAAAAGTATGTAGTGGTCAACCCCAAATTCTTCCGTCCGGCGGAAGTCGAGGTTCTTCGTGGTGATGCAACAAAGGCAAAGGAAGTATTAGGTTGGACACCGAAGACGCCGTTTGAGCAGTGGGTAGGAAAGATGGTTCACAACGATTTTACAAAGTTACAAGGATAATATATGAATATAGAAACTAAACCGTTATGTGTTGTTCGGGCACCATGCGCTACTCGTTCTGGATATGGAGATATGAGCCGTGACATCATTCGTCATATTATTGAATATGATAAGTTTGATGTTAAGGTTGTATCCGTAAATTGGGGTGAAACTCCAATGAACGCTTTGGATGAAAACAATCCAAAAGACAAGATGATATTGGACCGAATACTCACTGGTCCTCTTACGAGACAACCAGATTTGTTTGTGACTATCACAATCCCATCAGAGTTTGAAACGATTGGAAAGTATAATATTGGTATTACAGCTGGAATTGAAACTAGTATCGCATCTGCTCAATGGGTCGATGCATGTAACAGAATGGATGCGGTTTTCACTATCTCAGAACATTCAAAGAATGTATTCTTAGCATCTCAGTTTGGTCGTAGAGGCCCTAACGGAGAAGATTTGGGTACCCTTAAGCTTGAGAAGCCAGTCGAAGTATTACACAATTGCATTGACCAAGCTATCTTTAAGAAGCTCGAATACGAATCTGATGTTCAAAAGACGGTCAAAGAGGTATTAGCAGAAGTTCCAGAGAAGTTTTGCTATCTTTTTGTTGGTCACTGGTTGCGTGGAGACTTTGGTGAAGATAGAAAGAATGTTGGTTTGTTGGTTCGTATATTCCTTGAAACCTTTAAGCAAACAAAGAGTTCTCCACCAGCATTAATTCTAAAGACCAGCGGTGGCAATTTCTCCATCTTGGATAAACGAGAAATTCTAAAGAAAATAAATGATATTCGTAATACTGTGCAATTGGAAGCAGGTCAAACCATGCCAAATATTTATGTATTACATGGTGAGTTGACCGATAGTGAAATGAATTCATTATATAATCACCCAAAGATTAAAGCACACGTTTCGTTTACAAAGGGTGAAGGGTTTGGACGGCCATTACTTGAAGCATCGGTTAGTGGGAAGCCAGTGATTGCCTCGGGTTGGTCTGGTCATATGGATTTCTTGAACCCAGAAGAAGCTGTATTGGTCGGTGGTGAGTTGGCACAGATACATCCAAGTTCTGTTTGGGATAATATTCTTATCAAGGAATCTTCCTGGTTCCGACCAGATATTCAACAGGCAGCCAATGCACTTGCTGGTGTATTTATGGATTATGAAACCTTCCGTAAGAGGTCTGCAAAGCTGGGTAAGGAGAATTTTAAGAAGTTCTCCTATAATGCAATACAACAAAGAACGTGGGAACTTCTTGACAAGTATGTACCAGAGTTTCCAAAACAGGTTCCTATTAAGTTACCTACTTTAAAGAAGGTTGATTTACCTAAACTTAAAAAGGTTGAATAATGCCTCTACGTAGTGAACGCCGATTTATTAGCCTAAGTAATGTAAAGTCTGGTATGATGATTCAGTTTAGCTATCAGAAAAAATCTGGTGGTGCTGGGTCGTATACTGTGTTGGTTATAGACCCGAATCGTAAAAGTGAACGGGCAACAGAACCACAGTTACATGGATTTGTAATTGAAGAACTTACCGATGCACAATTGATTGAATTTTTCGCTTCGTTCGGCACAAGTATTAATATGGACTATGACGACAGACGGGCAAGTGTAGTGGAGAATTTAAATACAGACGAAGCTTATAAAACATTTTCAACATCACCGTATGTAAAGGGCCGTTCATATCGTACATTTAATCTGAGTGGAATGTCGCAGGTTCGTCAAATCTTACTTGGCTCAGTAGACTAGGAGTGAATATGTCAGAAGAAATTTGTCCACAAGAAGATTGTGTCCCTAAAGAGGACTTACCAAGTGCTATGGAAATGGCAAAGAATCTAATGCGTGACGGTACCAAAATTATCAAGAACGCAGTAGAAGGAAACAAGACTCTCGTTGAACAGTTTGTGAGAGACAACAGATGGTCTATTTGCAACGAATGTCCACGACTACAGAACGATAGATGCTTAGAATGTGGATGCTTTATGAAGGTTAAGGTAGCATTCCAAACTTCAGTATGTCCGTTAGGAAAGTGGTGATATGCCACCAAAAATAGTAAACTTACCGTATGGAGTATTTTCTGTTTTAGAGAATGCACATCACGACCATGTTCAACGAACTATCGCTTCTGGAAATATATGGGAACCTGAGATAATCAGTTTGTGTGAGAAATATGTAATTCCAGGTTCAACCGTAGTCGATATTGGGGCAAATTTAGGTGCATTCGCTGTTAGATTATCTCAGTTAGTGGGAAAGTCTGGAAAGGTTTTTTCTTTTGAGCCCCAAAGAATAATACATCAACAACTTTGTTGCAATATATTTTTAAACGATATCAGAAATGTATTTACTTATCAAATGGCTCTTGCTGAAAAAGAAAAGACTGTACATTTGACTCCAATAAATTATGATAATGGTGCTCCTGGAGAAGTAAGAATACACGGAAATGAAGGCGAAGAAGTTATTTGCAAACCACTTGACTTTTACAACCTATCGAATGTATCTTTAATAAAGATTGATGCCGAACGGTATGAACCATTTATATTTGACGGCGCACAGAATACTATAAAAAACAATCGTCCGGTGATATTGTTCGAACTAACAACATTACCATTACCAGATTATCCTACAAATTTTATTTATAATATGTTACATGATATGAATTATAATGTATATCTGGTATCAGAAAAGTCGGGCGATTATTGTGCAATTCCTATAGAAAAAGATACAATACCAAATGTCTAACAAACCAAATCTATTAATAGGGGCAATAAGTGCAAACTATTCCCCAGCAGATATTGAAGGGTGGGTCACAACATCCAAGTGGGATAACTGCGAACAAGTATTACTTGTATACAATGTTACATCAAAAAACAACCCACTGTTGACCTATTTAAAACAGCACAATGTAACGGTATTACAGCCTGATTTTGATTTCTGGGGAAATCCTGAATCAGAATTTCAGCATCATACTGGACTTTGTAATTTAGAAACTTCTTACAACTTAATTCATAATCTCAGATTTTTTCATATTTGGAATTATCTGCAAAATCAAAATTATGAAAAGGTTTTGATTACAGATGTACGGGATGTATATTTTAATCATAATCCATTTGAACGCATTCCCGCAGATAAACTAATAGCTACGAGTGAAGAAGTTCTCTATAAAAATCATCAATGGAACCAAACACATCTTCATTATAATTTAGGTGTGATTGGTATGTTTGTGTTACTGGATGAACCAGTATACAATGTAGGCGTGTTTGGTGGTTCCGCGGAACTGGTCAAGAACATTTCGTCGGACATTTATTTACTGTCTATTGGTAAGCACAAAGTGGCAGACCAAACTTCGTTTAATTATTTGATTCAAACCAAATACAAACATATGACACGGTTCAGCGGTATCAATGATAAGTTTGCCGTACACTTGCATGTGGTCAACGAAGGACTAGTGCCGTTTGATTATAAGGTAGCAAATGAGTATGCGATTATTCATCAATACGATAGAATCACTAATTGGAATAGTTTAATTATATGAAAATATTATATAGAATTTCTGATGGGTCGTACAAGAAAGAAAGATTTCAACATGCCACCAAACAACATTGTGTTGAAAACTTCTTGACACATTTCCCAACAGAAGAAGTGACCATTTATGCAGATAACGTTCGAGATGAAACACTCGAATGGATTACCGCATTAGGGTGCGAAACTATCCGTACAAATGGTGGAAGTAGCGCTGCAGGATTCCGTATCGTGATGGATGCCGCATTACAACTAGCCGATGATGAATCTGTATACTTTGTGGAAGATGACTACTTTCATTTACCAAACTCCAGAACAATATTGCTGGAAGGATTAGAGAGGTCACATTATGTTTCCTTATATGACCATAGAGACAAATATATTCCAGCCAGTATGGGTGGTAATCCTTTTATTGATGACGATGCAGCAGAACTTACTAAAGTCTTTGTTACTAATTCAGTTCATTGGAAACTTACTAACAGTACAACAATGACCTTTGCAACAAAGGTATCTACATTGAAGGAAGATGCTGAGATTTGGAAGAAGTATACCTCAGGCACTTATCCACAAGACTTCAAGTGTTTCCTTGAATTACGGGAAAATGGTCGTACGCTTGCTACCCCACTTCCAGGCTACAGTACCCATTGTGAACCAATGTGGGCATCACCTTTAATTGATTGGGAATCCGTATGAAGTATTCTATTATTATTCCTTATCGCAACAGAGAAGAGCACTTACAAGTATTATTACCTACCTTACTTGAAAGGTTTTCTAATGAGTCATTTGAAATTATTGTATCAGAGCAAAATGATATCGACAATTTCAGAATTGCGTGTGTTCAGAACATAGCCTATAATTACGCAAAAGGTGACATATTAATATTTCACCAAGTAGACTATATTCCAAGTGACGATGTTTCATATGAAGTTACGGATGTGCCGGTTCTTCCAGCTCGTCGTGGAATATTTTTAGGCAAGGACCATCAGTCACTAAGAGAGTTCAATGACATTCCTGCCGGATATCGTGAATGGTCGCGGGAAATAGACCCACGATTTTATGGTGGAGTTATTTGTATGTCCCGTTCCCACTTTGAAACTATTAATGGATTTAACCCACTGTATCGTGGATGGGGCAATGAGGACGAAGATTTGCGTGAACGATTTGTGTGGGCTGGATTACCCGTACACCGCAACGAGGTAGGTACCTTCTACTGTCTACATCACGAAGATAACGGGGATATGCAAAATAAAGAACAAGAAATACAGAAAGACTTCTTTGAAGGACGTAAATATCTAATAGAGCAGGCGTATGAACAACGACACATCGGGTATAAGAACCTTACCGCTGATGTACAGGAATCACAAACTGATATCCCGAATGTTCGTTGGTTGAAAAGTACTACCTATAAGGTGAGTGTATGAAGTCCTGTTTGATAGTATGTCACGGATATTTTGGTGACCACTTATTTGCAAATAGTATCGCTGAACATCTGATTGAAGAAGGTCAATTTGATGCGGTCGATTATGTTATAGGGTTTCCACAGGTACTTCCATTCTTTGTACGAAACCCGTATGTACGAAATGTATTTATTGATGGAGTGGGCCCATCACCAAGAATCCCATCAAATGCGAATACTTATAATAAGGTGTTCCAACTAAGACCTATAACCAGAGTGATACCACCTGCCGTTGAAGTACAAGTCGCTTGCGGAGTTAACAACCCATCACCGAGATTTCATATAAACACAGATGAAGGAATAGATAAGTTTGTCCGTGATTATTATGGTGAAAAAACTGGATTGGTTGTTGGACTAATGAATGGGTGGAAAGAACGTTCGTTCCTCTTTACCAAAGAACAATACGACAGAGGAATTGATGTACCAAACCTTGGTTATGGTGGGGCACACAGAAACACTGATTGGATTATAGAGCAACTCGAATTAAAGTTTAATACTATACGAGTGGGAACTGAAAAGAATGTTAATCAGTTTGTGGTGCAGCACGAAGGACCGTCATTAGACCTCACCGCGTCTATCCTAAAGTATTGTGATGTATTTGTTGGTGCGGAAGGTGGGTTGGCCAATCTGGCGTACGCTGTAGGAACGGATACCATCCTTACCTCCGACTTTGTACATCAATTGTATGGACCAAACGGAGTACTACAGAAGTTACCAGAACCAAAGTTGGGTCCAATATATTATGGTGGTAAGAATACGCACATAAACTTAGACCCATATCTTACCGATGAAGATGTGTTTTTACGAATAGTAGAATGTTTAGACAACAAGAGAATGGAGATTGAACAATGAAAGTGTTAATTACAGGGGTAGCTGGACTATTAGGGTCACGCCTTGCAGATTGGATTATTTACAACAAGCCCGGCACTGAGGTCATCGGGATTGATGATTTTAGTGGTGGGTACGAAAGTAACATACATCCAAATGTAACATTTTATAAAATGGATTTGGGTAAAGAGTCAGTTGACGCAATTTTTGAACGACACCAACCAGACATTGTATATCACTTCGCTGCCTATGCAGCAGAAGCACTGTCTCCGTTCATTCGTCAGTTTAATTATACTAATAATTTAGTTAGCACTGCGGGTATCATTAATGCCTGTATCAAATACTCTGTAAAGCGGTTGGTATTTACTTCCTCTATGGCGGTGTATGGAGATAATATCCCACCATTTGATGAAACAATGCCACGCAGTCCAGTTGACCCGTATGGTGTTGCAAAGATGGGTTGTGAAATTGATATTCAGATTGCAGGCGAACAGCATGGGTTAGATTGGTGTATCATCCGTCCTCACAATGTATATGGTGCAAAACAAAACATTTGGGATTCCTATCGTAATGTGCTAGGTATCTGGATGTATAAGCATCTAACTGGACAACCGCTTACTATCTTTGGTGACGGTACACAAATGCGTGCCTTCAGTGATATGACCGATTGTCTCCAACCGCTTTGGAACGCAGGTACCAGTTTCGTCGCATCAAAAGAAATCATTAATCTTGGTGGAATACACGAAACCAGTATCAACGAAGCAGCAGAAACATTAATTAAGGTTATGGGTGGTGGAGAAATTGTATATCTTCCACCCCGCCACGAAGTCAAATACGCATATCCAACATGGCAAAAGTCGGTAGACCTTCTTGGGTTTGAACACAGAACCAGTCTATTTGATGGGTTGACAAAGATGTGGAATTGGGTTAAACTACAACCTAGTAGACCACGACAAGTATGGGGAACATACGAATTAGAAAAAGGTATTTATCCATATTGGCAAAAGGAAACATTGATGGCGGAAGCTCCATCTACTCACCTATTAGAAAAGTAATTATAATATGATAACGGTTATTGTCCCAAGTTATAGGAATCCAAAGTATCTTGACTTGTGTTTAAAATCTATTACAGAAAATAAGGTATTAGATTCCACACAAGTTATTGCGGTTATTGATGGGTATGTAGCAGAAAACCAAGAGGTGATGAGTAAGTATCCTACTGTCGGGTTTCTTCCATTTGAAGATAATATGGGAATGCAATATGCCATCAACGCTGGCGTGATGCAAGCAGAGACAGAATACGTATTTGTAGTAAATGATGATAACGTATTCCCTACGAGATGGGACGAGCGGCTGACGGACTCTATCAAAAAAATTAAGGATGAACAGTTTGTTATTACCGTCAACCAAGTAGAACCGACTGGGCCTGGGATGTTTAATTTTCCGGTAGTGGACCTGGGACAAAGCGTTGATACCTTCTTGTATGACCAGTTTTTGGATAATGAAACAAAATTAGCAAGCCAACAAATCACCAGTGATGGTCATATTTTTCCATTCGTAATGAAGAAAAAGCATTTTATGGCTGTGGGTGGTTTCGATACATTCTATAATAGCCCTAACATCTGTGATTGGGATTTCTTTTTAAAGTTAGAGCTACTGGACTTTGCGTTTCCACGAATACACTCGTTGCATTTATATCACTTTGGTTCAGTATCTACAAAGAAAAATGCAGAGAGTGCAACATTCCGTGAAAAGGAACAAATAGCGATGGAACAATATATGTGGAAGTGGGGTACGCCACCATATAATCAAGCCAACATAAACAGTAAAGTTCCGCCAACTAAACAATTTCGAGGGTTTCGTGTATGACATTTAAAAATCCAGAAGTCGTGAAACAGATAGAAGAACAATATCCAGAGATGATGGCTGAATACAAGAAAATTATATGGGAACAGTATGAAACATTCTGCTTAAAACAATCCAACTACGGTCCCGGCAATATATCTGTGGGCACCTCTCTAGCAACCCAAGAAGATATTAAGTTGTCGTTGACGGGACTCTGGTTCCGTATGAACGATAAGATTCAGCGATTAAAGCAGCTGGTCGTATTGGGTAAACAGGATAATGTAGGTGAGGCAGTGGAAGATACGTTCCAAGACCTGTCGGTATATGCGGTCATCTGCCAGTTGGTCAATCGCGGTAAGTGGGCAAAATAACTTTATAACAGGAGTAACTAGTAATGCCGAAGTGGAGCTTTAATGGGCGTATTGATGAAGAGGACTTTGAATTCGAGGATGATTTCAATGTAGACGAACAATACACAGGATTTCAGAAGATTGGACGCCGAAAAAAGGGTGAGGAAGAAGTCAAAGGTGGTAAGAAAAAGTCCAGTATAAAGCACCAGAAACGACCAGATAAGGAATAAATAAACTATTTATAATAGTACCTTTCAGTGGATGTACTATGAAAAAACTCTTGAAAGAACTATTTTCCTATATAAGAGAAGAGAGTCTTGCTTCAGCAGAAGCCAAGCGTCTAAAATTAAAATACATTGGGTTCAATCTTTGGGGCCCAGCAAAGGGACAGCCAGCCACCCACAAAACTGATAAAAAGACTGGTAAGTTAATTCCTATTGCCGCTAAAGAACCACCTAAGGCTGTGCAAAAGCCCCGTGGCCAACAGTCACCGGCCGTAAAATCAGCTAAACCAGCTACAAAACAACAACCTAGTAGTGTATCGGATGTTCCTCAAAGTTCTGTTATCCCTATGACAGACGCTCCAGGCAACACTCCTGCCGCTCCCATAGACCCGAAAGCTGCTAAATCAGACCACACAAAGTTGGATAAGTTACGAAAAGATATGGATTCTATACCCTTTGACAGTGACGAACATAAGGGTAGAGCAACAACATTTATGAAATTGTGGCAAGCGTTCATCAGTGCCCCAACATACGAAGAGCAAGTAAAAGCAGTTGAGCAGTTAATCGAACAGAACCTGATTCAAGGAACCACAGGTCGTAGTAAAATTTACATTCATCCAAATGTAGGGTTTGCTGCAAAGGGTATGTGTGGTGAAACCGGCACCTCCGTAACTAAATTGATGCAAAAAATTATTAAGGAACGCAAATTAGATTTAGAACCGCGTGATGGTTCTTCTGCTAGTGCTGCAGCCGCAGAAAGTGGTACTACTAATGAAGCCGGAGTTACCGCATTATTAGACCCAAGTGATGCTAATAACAGTGCCTATGAAGAAAGAAAGCGTAGATATGCAGAAGTTGGTGGTGATGTAGATGAGATTGACCGACTCAACCGAGATGCAGCAGACGCAATAAGAAGCTCTTTACCAAAAGGTGCTAAGATTACCAGTTGCTCTCAGGTTGGTGGTGTTGGTTCTACACGATTACAACAACTAGGAATAGACCCAAGAGTTGACCCCACTGATATATTACTAGAATATACAGTTAATGGTAAAAAACAAGTTATGAAAATCTCTGCTAAAATATATACCAATCCAAATAGAATTACCATGAAGAACGCAGGATTGGAAGATGCAGGAGACACCTATCTAGGTAAACCTGAAGGTGATGTGGTTGATAAATTGTATAAAGAATTGCGTGGAAAATATTCGTGGACTAAACCCGGTATGTCTGAAAAGGAAAAGAGTGATGCCAAGCGTCAGTTCAGACAAGAATACTTGACCAGGTACTCCGAAGAAATGGAAAAATTAGCACAAACAGAAAAGGGTCAGCAGCGTTTGTTAGAGACTTGGCAAAAGGTTCATGGTTGTGGTAAAGATGTTCATACGCTAGTAGTTAATAAAGGAAGCGGTAAGTCTGAGTTAAAGAGTCCAGACCATTACTGTAATCCCACGTTACCATTCAAGGTAAAGTATAATGGTACAAAAGTGGTTATTGAGATGGATTCGGAAGGTCCTGAAACCCTTGAATTAAATTTAAAAACAGAATCTAATGGTAGTGTTAAGCTTCTTTTTAACCACATTGTTAAAAAAAGAAAACAAAAAGGTAAATAATGGAAATTAAAAAGTCTATAAAAGAAATCATTTGTATAGGTACTTCTTTTACAGAAGGAGATGGTCTTAACCCAAAAAATGATACTCACTTTGCGCCAAAGTGGTACCTTGATAATAAAAATATAAAAGTAAACATGACCGAGTATTGTTGGCCAACGTTACTCGGTAATCTATCTAATACAAAAACTATCAATCTAGGTAAATCAGGTTCTAGTATAGAATATCTTATACGCAATATAGAAGAAATATTAGAAACGAAAGATTGTAAGGATGTATTATTTATTTTAGAATACTCCAGTTGGGGAAGAAGTGAACTTTGGTGTACAGACTATAATCAATGGATTGTAGCAAACTGGGGACCGACTGGTGGAGTAGATGCAAAAACGTATGGATACTCCGTGATGCTTAGTACTGATTATAATTTTGGTCAGCAACTATCCCCTGAGTATCAATCAGTTTACCAATTATTCTTAAAGACGTTTTTCAACGAAAAAGAATATCTCATTCAAAGAGATAGAAATTTCCTAAATTTATTATATAAATTAGAAACAGAAAATATAAGTTATCAAGTTATTATGTTAGAGAATCCATTCGTAGTAAATTTAAAAGAGCACAGATTATTTAATTACAAAGAAGTATTGCCTGACAATTTGTGGGGATTTGTGGACAAACACCAGTTAACTATTACACACGAAACTAACGGTGTAGTTAAAAACGGTCATCCCTCTGTGTCAGGACACAAATACCTTGCCAATTTGTTTTACGATAAATTAACTAAAAAGTATTCATTTGGATAAGAAATGGAAATTAAAAAAGAAATATTCAAAAGAGTACCACCAGGCGACCGTTGGGTAGCAGTTGACAACCCTGATGGACGGGTGTATACTCCATTAACCGAGGCGTTGGAACATTATTTCCAAGAGCACGGGACAAAACAGTATTACATAGACGCTGGAGCTGGTATTATATATAAGGTAGAAACCGCACCAGAACCTACGCCGGTTATTAAACAATTCTCCATCTATGGAGAATACAATATTACATAAGAGGTTATATGACAGTTAATTTGATTTCATTTACGGTTCCCTGTATTGATGAAATACCCCTTGATTCTGATATCGTAGATTTGGTTGCCTATTGTGCGCGAGTCAGTAATCCTAGCAATCAACTTAATACAGAAACATCTGATAAGTTAATTAAATATCTAATCAAACATAAGCATTGGTCACCATTTGAAATGGCAAATGCTGTACTGGAAATTGAAACGACCCGTGATATCGCTCGACAAATATTACGACATCGTTCGTTTACCTTCCAAGAGTTCAGTCAACGGTATGCCGACCCCGTAAAGGAGTTAGACTTTACTTTACGAGAAGCGCGATTGCAAGACCAAAAGAATCGTCAGAACTCTATTGAAATAAACGATAAGAATTTACAAACTGCGTGGGACATATGCCAACAGGCTGTCATTGACCAAGCAAAGCGTTCATATGAATGGGCAATCCACAATGGTATTGCAAAGGAAGTTGCCCGTGCAGTGCTTCCGGAAGGACTTACTATGTCCCGTATGTATGTCAACGGTACCATTCGTAGTTGGATTCATTATATAGAAATTCGTAGTGATGTCGCTACCCAAAAGGAACATCGGGACATCGCATTGGCTTGTGCAAAAGCGATTGCAGATATCTTCCCGATGATTACGGAGTTCACTCATGAAGAAAGTCGGAGCGAATAATAACTCACGATTTGTTCCAATATCGAAAGCAGATATTGAATACGCCCAATCCCAAACCAAAAGTAATATGGAAGCTGCTAGGTTTCTTGGAGTTGGGTACATGCGGTATCGTCGGTATGCAAAGATATATAATCTGTTTGACAAACACCTCAATCAAACGGGTATTGGTACAGCTAAAGGGTATGCAGCTAAAGCCAGTACAATTCCACTAAAGGATGTATTCGCCAATAAACATCCTGGATATAGTTTGATTCGTTTAAAGCACAGAATAATTGCCCGTAACTTGATACTGGAAGAGTGTGACCTTTGTGGGTTCAACGAGAAGCGAATCACAGACAGTAAGACGCCACTCCTATTGACCTTCCGAAATGGGAAAAAGGATTTCACCCAAGACAATCTCCAATTATTATGTTATAATTGTTTGTTCTTGACCACCGGCGCTCCCACGGTTGCTCATAGAGGATATATTGAGAAATCGTTTGAGGAACCCGATAAGATACCTAAGAACTGGCAGGTAGACCATAGAGCGGTTGATGCGGTTGATATTGGGGAAACCGAACCTGACAATAATGCGAATGACTTTGCCAGTATGCAGGAAGAAATCTTAAAAGAGTTAGGACGAGACTAATTAATAGTTTATAATAAATATCCAAATTAAATAGGGTGTTGACAATAGGCCTCCATTGGGGTATACTTAATGTATAACTCTTATGGAGGTTTATCTAATGGCGAAGGCCAAGGTAGTTCGTAATAAGTCTACATCTAGAATCACCATGAGTTGTTTCTTTTGCGGTTCGTCCGTGTCCGCAGATGCAGATACACGGGCAGTTCTTTGTTCACGGTGCACTTCCCGACTCGCGGGAACACCGACAGAGATAAACAAATTTCCCAAAAGGGAGGTTAGTATGACTGACATTGTTGCTAAGCAGACCAAGGCCCCGAAGGCCGCGAAGACCACCAAGCCGACCGCCGGTTTCGGTCGTGGGTGGCATCTTCGGAAGGAGTTTACCGCTCCGAATGGTGACCGCTATAGCTTCGGTAAGCTCATCACTGTCGAGCAGAAGTAAGACTTGACATTTTGGAAAACTCCGTTATATTTATGGTACCCAACCCTCTAAATATAGCGGAGTTTTTTCAATGGAATTCGTACAAGAGATAGTCGGTGAACTACCTCTTTCAGAATTCCGGTCTGTGGCTCAGAAGGTCTTTTTAGGAAACTGGAATGTTGAGTTGTACTACGAAGCGATGGGACTTGATTGGGATGATGAAGTGGTGGAAAACGAAAACGACAACCTGAATTAAGGTTGTCGTTTTTCTTTATAGTATCTTTTCTAGTTCTTTGATGACCATATCTGCGGTAATCTCACGGGAACATTCGAATTGTCTCAGAGTTCCTTTATGATCTGGGCACCAGTTCCAATCGCCTGGGTCAAACTTATGTCGGTTCCAACATCCAGAACATTTTCCTTTTGGTGCAGATATTCTGATACAATCCTGCATCTCATTGAATGGTTCGGTGAACCCACTTATCATCACGGTTGGTGTTCCCACCGCCCAACTTACCCAGCTCAATCCACTACTGATACCTATGAATGCCTTTGACCTCTTTAATTCTTCTATAACTTTATCAATAGGTGACCTTGGAAATTGTTCTACCCCAGCAGGATTTCGGTTTCCCATATATCCATCTTCTTCTTGGGACAGTAGTTTTACGGTATAACCTCGTTCTTTCAACCAGTTTACTACTTCTTGCCACCCAAATGGATTATTCCAGTATTTAGATTGGGCAGTAGAGTGTGTGGCTATGGTCACTAACTTGGAATCTGTATTATCTATGTCGGGTTGTTTTACTTTTGGTTGTATTTCTTTGTATTCTAATCCCAATATATCTGATGCTATTTGCTGTAAAGAAACACTTATCGGGTTGGTTGGGTGTTTATCGCTGTCAAAAGTATTACCTGTATGAAATAATCCAATTACGTACATAGCCATAAGATTATGAGCTGTCTCACCTGGGGTGACAAATGTAATTTCTGGATATTCTGATATGAACAAGTCATTCCAGAAGGTAGAGCATATTACTTCGCAATTATGTTTCTTTCTAAATTCATCTACATAAGGAATCCAGGCAAAAGTATCTCCTAAAGATTTAGAATCCAAAGCAATATATACCCGATTTCCTTTTAATTCTAAATTATATGCCATTGACTGTCCCGTATTCTTTTCGGTAATTTCTACGCGCCAATCAACATAATATTTTATATTTGGTTTTGCCCAAGAATTACGAGTCAACTCGGTGTTATAAACCACAGTATCGGTTTTCTTATCAATAAACTTTACGGAATATTTTATATCTTGTCCGCCAAGGATTTCAGCAAACATTCCATTTATACAATTGAAATTAAACTTTCTCACCTGTGACTTCTTTAGTATTGGTGTATTCTTATAGTGATTTATTAATTGTTTTTTCATAGAAGGTAACTCATTTGTTGTATAGATAGATACTAACTCTTTTGTTCTGTTGTACCAATCTAATAGTTCTGCATGTTTTCTGGCAGAAGTCGTATATGCCGTGTAATTCTCTATAACACGCTGTATCCCCTGCACAACCGCACCTACTTCCGCCTCTACAATTTCCATACCATCTAAACTATTGTTCTGCTCAAATGTTCCCACCACTGGTAATCCGCAAGACAAAGCTTCTACCAATGTTAAGTTTGGATGTCCTGCTTCCAACTGAGAAGGATGTAGAAATATACTATGGTTACGATATACTGTCAATAGTTCTTCTTCTGACAAGTCATATAGAATAGTTAGTTTATCGTATGTTGGTGGATTCTTCTCAAAATAATTTTTATTGTTAGATGGACCAGCGATTGTGATTGGGAGTCCCAATCTCTGTGCTGCTTCTATAGCAATACCAAATCCTTTACGGTCAATTGATTGGTCATACGCATACCCATTATTAGCCACACATAATAATTTATGAATAGGTCTAGTATCTGGTCCAGAGAAATATAAAGTGTCTACTCCGTGAGAGAAATACTCTGGGATTCCCTCAAAATAATCTACAAGGTATTTTGCAGGAACAAACGATTTTATAGAACCCCGCATGGCCTGTAAGTTTTCTTTATATACTGGAGAATCTTTTCCATATAGATACGCATGGTGGTCGTGAAATGTAAAATAGTAGGGTATACCAACCTCTTGTAGTTCTAATGCTAAATTTGCAATGTGAACATGTACAACATCATGCTCCCCGTGTTTTACTTCACTTCTATATAATATACGAGATTCGTGATTTAGATTTAATAAGTTCTTATGGGTTTCCCAAATAATCTTTTCTACCGCACCCCACCCATTCGGAGGAATAGGTATAAGTCCAGGCGTTACATTTACTATTCGCATAGTAGGTAGTCCAATACTTCGTTTGTGGATTTTTCTTCCTTAAACCCGTGATATAATAGAACTTTACTAGAGTCATGTATATACTCCCAATCAGCTCCAGTTTCGTCTAAATTCTTTCCAAGTCGCGTGTCAGCTACAGCAGACTCTTCAGTTAATTTAACAGTATTGATGTCGTGAGTGTTTACGAATATAAATCCTAAACTCTCAGTACCTCCGCGTTTCCAAATACAAACATTAAATGAAGTTTCATCGTGAAATGGGTAATACCACTTGCGTCTAGAAATTAGATACTCATTCTTACACATAGAAGTGTATTCTTCAAAGAACTCTTGACAGTTTCTATTGAATACATAGAAGCACGACCACTGGTATCGCACAGACTTATCTTCTACATTAAAATACTTCATTAATAGCTTTTCATTGTACTCTTGGTAGTTACTTCCATCGGCGTCACGTGACCAAATAAACGGTAATTCGTGTGGTCCGAACACTCCCAACGCATAGTTGTGATTATGTTTTAGTTTATGAAAGTCCATCCGATGAGAGAAGAGTATGTCTGTATCTGTGAAGATGAAGTCTTGCTCATCTGGAAACATTTTCATTACATCTAACGACAATTCTGCCTTGTAATAATGGAATGTAGGATAGTTTCTTTCTGGAATCGGTACTTTTATTAAGTTTTTAGTTTCAAAGGAACTAATGAATCCTATCGTAAAATACACTACTTTAATATCATCGGTCAGATGTGGTTTCATTGACTTGATACAAGTAATTGCCTGATGTTCGCAAACTTTATTTGTATATAAAAATATAACCATTTTACTTTACCTTAGTTGCGAATATACATTCACTTGTTCCTGCTGCTTCAAATTGATTTGGCTTAAACTCTTCTACCGTGTATCCCATTAATTTTATTTTATTTAACATCGTAGTATATTTTTGTTTGTAATCCTTTTCGAAGAAATGGCATTCTAAGAAAATATTATTTACATTTTTAAAAACCGATGGGTCTGCGTGTAAGATGATATCGTATTCCGCTCCTTCGATATCAATCTTCAATAAGTCTATTTCACCGTATGTACTGGTCAATTGCTCTAATGTTACAGTAGGAACTATCTCGGTCACATTACCCTTTACTCCAGCCATATGTGATTCCAGTCTATCAGGAGATAAGGTACTACTGATAACTGGATTATCTGGTGAATGGTAGAATGTGATTGGCTCTGGTGAATGGTGTAGTGCCTTTGCCAAAACAGTAACCGTAGTATTATGTTTAAAGTTTCTTTGTAAGTCTTTCAATGCTTTCTTGTCACATTCAATCGCAACAATCTTCTTGGCAAAATCATTCATTAACATATATGAACTGAATACGCCTACATTTGCACCAGCGTCAACAACGGTTTTATATGGCTTGTTTAACCACTTACCGTATTTTTGGTGAACAAAGTATTCTAAGAAATTAAATTGGTATGGGACAGAATTACTGAGGGTCAGTGTAGGCAAGTTAACATATGTGTGTACATATGGATGCTCATACAACTGCTCTCCCGTTTCGTTGTTATAAATGCAAAGCTTAACCCCCATAAAGTTAGGGTCATGTTCATATGAATGTACATGCTTATCAACCGGACGCATCCAATATTCAATATATGGTGCTAAGGAATCCATTACCGATGACCAGAGTACCGCATTAGATTTATATTCTTTTAATGAAATTAATATTGGAAAATCTATTGGTTGGTCTACCGAATAATATATTTGTTGTTCTTGTAGACTCCATCGAGATGTAAACTTATGATTTGATTTCATTTTTATAGAGGGTGTGGGTACATAGTCTTTTACTAACTTTTCTGCAATACGATATGCATTCTTCTGCAAATCTTCTGTAAGATACTCAATTGTTTCGTATTTGTCAAAGTATCCCATATAAACTGGAAGATTGTAAATCAATGACGGCACCTTCCACCCTAATGATTCTCGGATGACAAGGGGCATAGTTTCCATATCAGTTGCGTGACCACGGGAGGTAAATAGGAATAAGTCTGCGGCTTCATAAAAGTTATCCACATCTGTCCGTTCATTCCACCACTTACAGTTTGATGGAAAGTCTTTCATCAGTGGTCCCCAATAGAATTTGAAGTTGTCAGCTTGATTCCCAATGAAATGGAACTGAATCGGGTAATTTTGTAACACCCGTGCATATTCAATAATCTCCGCTTGGTTCTTACGGGGAGTAAACAATCCTACATTAATTACATGCTTAAGATTGGGGTCCAGTCCAAGGTCACGAAGTGCTTGTTCTCTGGTCTTGGTTCTGACTTTATTCTCAATAGGATATTCGACCACATCGCATGGGATGTCAAACTTTTTATATAGGTTTTCTTGATACTTACTCACCATCAAGAACTTATCTGGCAAATACACTTTGTTGTCTGTATTATATCCAGAATCGTGTGAGGTTTCTATAATAGAATAGTTTCTATCGGATGAATACAGTTTATCTGCCACATCTCCTTGCATGAACAGTTCGGGGATTTCTTGTAGATGAATAATGTCTGGCTGAATTTTCTTAATTACATCGAAAAGTTCATGCTTATTTTCCCCAAGGGTAATCAATCGGTCACCTAATAGATTGACTACTTTGTTACGCTGGACAACAAGAACCCCACCTGTCACATTACCCCATTCAACACAATAGACCTCACAATCATCCTTAATGAGTTCTATTTGTTTGACGAGGTATTGGGGCATTCCGCCCGTTGACAGATGGGGTGCAATAAAAACCACTTTTTTCATATGTATAAAACCTTTAATTAAAAGTTAATATGTTATGGGCATGTACCAGTTGATACAACAGCGCCACCGTCCCAACTAATATAACCAACGCCACTTGGACCGCCTGGATCTCTGTAATATCCGGCCGATGCGTAAGTACCAGTTTTGTTACTGAATAATTGTAGTGTTCCTGCTATGGTACCTGCTCCATCGTTATAGAACACCGTAGTAGTTGTTGCAGCACATACTTCGTTGGTTGTAGCATACGGACCAATACCCGTAATAGCATATACTCTGATTATTTGTACTGCGTTTTCTAAATTATTAGTAACAACTGTACTAGTGTGCGCAGGTATGGTTGCATCTCTGAACTGTACACTACTTTCTATATTGTACTGTGCTCCCGGCCACGACAAACTGTACAAATTTGCAGTAAGACTTGCACTGTAATATGGAAGGTTGTTTGTCGGACTAAGTGGTGGGTCCGTCACGGTCACATTTATTGTATCAATAGTTACAAGATTATCTGACCGTATTGTTTTGAAATACAGTAATGCGTCTCCTGCTCTATCTGACAAAAATTCAGGAGTCCATTGAAGTACTACATACAATGGGTCACCTGCTTCTAAGAAAATTTTGGGAGGATTATCATTATTTGCTACCGGGAACTTATAAGTAAAAGTTTGTGGTTGACCCGGCGTAAAGTCATCCCACGCAAAATAATTTAAATCCACATCATGCCAAAGACCATGTAGTGTGCGACCCGGATTCGTTCCTAATCTGGTATACGGACTACCATCTTCAGTAAATGGTGGGGCTATCGGTGTTAGTCCACTTTTAGTTTTTTTAATAGAGGTTAAAACATTGTTAAGTGCATCACCTGCTTCGGTATACAAAGTATCACTAATGGTGCCGCCGTCGGCGGGTGAAGCTGCGGTTAAGTTACCATCATCAGTAAAGATTGATGAGGTTGGTCTTGTTCTAAAATCCGCAGGATACGCTACTCCTGGAATTGCCGTAGTTTTGTATACATTCGTCCACGACAAGTTTCCACCACCACGTGTAATGTTGTTTACATTACCGGCGGTATTTGATTGTGGAATGATTGGACCTTGTGTCGGGTCTTTATTAACACCGTCGAGTTGTGCTTGCATGGCATTTGACAAAGCTTCTCGCTTTGTCACCAAAACCGCATTCGATGATGTAGTGGACCCAATAACTCTTCTTTCAAAAAAGTTTGCTGTTGAGGCTGTTCCTCCTAATGTGGCCTCAACTCCGTGGTCAAATCGTGCATAATATCTAGCCATATTGAATACTCTCTGTATTAATTATTAATTATAATACTTCTATAAATATCTGTCAAGTGTACATTTGTATTTGTTTAACATGCTGATGTATCGCAAAAACCATTACAGCATGCACCAGAACAACAGGTTGAACCATCAATACAAGCGTCCCCCAGCGGAGAACACAGCGTACAGATTTCAGTCGCAGTTATAGTACCATTAGTAAAGGTATAACAAGTTTGTCCAGAGAATGTACCACCAGAACATGCGGTTGGAGGAATAAACTTAGTGTTTATCAAGGTAGTACATACATTATCGCCCGTATAATATAATGAATTAAAACTATATACTGAAACGTTGCAACTTACTGCACCATTACATATATTATAACAAGTGTCCCCAGTTTTACCATCTGCAAAGAACGAAGCCTTTTTACTGTGGTCGTAACTCCACCATTCACTTATTGCATCTGGATTGGTTGGTGTTGGATATGGATTTTCACAGTTTTGAATTGGACTAAAAAACCCATCCGCTGCGCGACCAATATCAAAACCAGGCTGTGAAGGCACACCAAGTTCTATTCTTATTTGATTAAAACTAATTAAATTCCCAGTACTTGGTAATACCATAACCTAGTCCGTCCCTAATTTCTTCTTCAATTCATCAATTTGTTTTTGTTGTTCTTTGATTGCTTCAATCAGTAATCCAACTATATTGCCATAGGCAACGGAATATTGGTCAATATCTTTTGCATAACTAACCACTTCTGGAATCACTTTCAATGTTTCTTGTGCGATTACACCGATACCTCGTTTGTCTTTATCCTTCCAATCAAAGTATACACCACGAAGTTCCATTACTTTCTTTAATGCATCTTGAATAGTTACAATATTTTTCTTTGCTCGTTCATCAGAATACGCGGTGATATTGTCGGTTCCATAGATTTCGCCGTTCACGTGAAGTGGGTACGATGGAGCACCGCCGATACCCAATCGACTATTGGCACTATCCCATCGTAGATTTGCGTAGCTGGTTAACGTAGTTGCTCCAGAGAAAACTGCTACACGGTCTGCCGTACCACCACTAATCGTTCCTGCGCCGGAAGTACCAGCGGTCCCCGATACTCCCGATGTGCCGGATGACCCGCTGGTTCCGTTGGCACCATTTGCTCCAGAAGTACCAGAACTGCCACTCGTACCATTTGCTCCAGATGTTCCTGAGCTACCCGATGACCCAGGCGCACCATTGTTACCAGATGTTCCTGATGAGCCACTTGATCCTGGTGCGCCATTGTTACCAGAGGTACCAGAGGTACCAGAACTGCCGGATGAACCAGGCGCTCCATTATTTCCTGAGGTACCTGAACTACCTGTTCCTCCACTTGTACCGGATGTTCCTCCACTACCAGACACACCTGGGAGTCCCATAGCACCATCTCTACCAGATGAACCCGATGAACCCGAGGTGCCTGATGTTCCTGTAGAACCACTACTTCCAGATGTTCCCGATGTACCAGAACTTCCGCTTGTTCCTGCCGTTCCACTACTTCCTGCGGTTCCCGATGTTCCCGCACTTCCCGATGTGCCTGATGTTCCTGCCGAACCACTGGTGCCAGTTGTTCCAGAACTTCCGCTTGTTCCCGTTGTTCCAGAACTTCCACTTGTGCCCGTAGTTCCTGAACTACCCGAAGTGCCGCTAGTACCACTACTTCCGCTTGTTCCATTTTGACCAGATGTGCCTGAGCTTCCATTTTGCCCTGATGTACCGGCACTTCCGCTTGTTCCTGTTGAACCTGAACTGCCTGAAGTTCCCGTGCTACCGCTTGAGCCAGATGTTCCACTTGTTCCTGAACTACCGTTTATGCCAGATGTTCCAGAACTTCCGCCGCCACCTGTTGGACCCGGTAATCCCATTGCCCCATCGCGGCCAGAACTGCCAGAAGTACCTGATGTTCCACTTGTGCCCGCGGACCCAGATGTACCAGCAGTGCCACTTGTTCCAGAACTACCAGAAGTTCCAGTTGAGCCTGAACTACCAGCTGTGCCAGAAGACCCAGATGAACCTGAGGTACCTTGGACTCCAGATGTTCCAGAACTACCATCAAAATAGTTAACGTTTTTTATCGGTGTGTATCCAGATGAACCCGCAGTGCCAGAACTACCGGCGGTCCCCGATGTTCCACTGGTTCCTGCTGTACCGGATGTACCCACAGGTAGTTGTGCAACAATTAATAAAACATTTTCATCATTTGAGAATGAATATGTTGATTGAACTAATACTATTGGGAATGTCCAGTACGCATTGGGTCCAGTTTCTACACCAGTCCCCACCGTCCATTTTTGAAAATTACTTGAATTGTCCGCATCTTGTATTACTATCAACGACCCTGATGGGATGATAGCTAAGAAAATATCTATATCTTCATTATTTTGGTCTAAATGGCTTACGACAAGTTCCGTAGCTGATGCTTGTGTAGCGTTGTTCCAGAGGATATGACCACTACCAGGATTACCTGATGTTGCATTTGTGTTTGCTTGATATGGGAACAAGTCATTGGACTGTCCGTCTTTACCACTAGTTCCAGCTGTACCAGATGTGCCCCCACTACCCGACACGCCGGGTAACCCCATAGCACCATCACGACCTGAGCTGCCTGATGACCCCGATGTTCCTGCGCTACCAGAAGTACCCGAGCTACCAGAGGTACCTGAAGTTCCTGAACTACCTCCAGTACCAGATGACCCCGAAGTACCAGAACTTCCAGTAGTTCCAGAAGTACCAGAAGTACCATTTATGCCAGAGGAGCCTGACGAGCCAGCGGTACCAGCGGTTCCACCACCGCCGACTGGGCCTGGAAGCCCCATTGCGCCGTCACGGCCGGAACTACCCGATGTTCCTGTACTTCCAGAAGTACCAGATGTACCATCTCGTCCAGAAGAACCCGATGTACCCGGATTACCTTGATTACCTTGTATACCAGGAAGACCCATTGCTCCATCTCTTCCACTTGAGCCTGAGGTTCCTGCCGTTCCTGCCGTTCCAGATGTACCATCTGCTCCAGATGTACCAGAACTACCACCGCCACCTACTGGACCTGGAAGCCCCATAGCTCCATCTCTACCAGAACTACCTGATGAACCTGATGAACCTGGTGCTCCGTTTGCGCCACTAGTACCGCTGGTACCAAATGTTTCTCCACTAGTTCCACTACTACCCGCAGAAGAACCGCCGCCTACACCAGCGATTAGATATCCACCGGGTTTATTGTCGCCGGCGTGTAATCGAATAACTCCAAATCCACTTGCTGTTGTGGATTCTATATCCGCAGTAAGAACGCCAGGCAATCCAACATACGCAGCGTTAGACCCTGACGTTCCTCGTAATATCTGAAATTCTGTGATATTATTATTTGGCATAGATTCCTAATAAATCGTTATAAAATACACTCCCTATAAATATCTGATTATAACGGGTTTATCCAATTATTACCCTATTACGGACCAAAATCTTAATGAAATCTTAATGTTCATGCACTTTACTTTTTCTTCTATTATAGTAGATTTATAGTATACCTCTTAACCACGGGATTTTATGACCAAGCACAAAGCACACAGTTCCTATTGGGTTGACGATACTTCCGTCTTTGATTTCGATACGGAGGATGTCAATAAGGATGAGCTTGACGTTTCTGCGGGTATTGACCGTATCGTGAAGCTTGCTACGATTCGTCGAGCTGTTGCCAACTTCGTTCGTATTCTCACGAATGATTCTTCTATTCATGTTAAGTATTCGTCAGGTCGGGATTCATACACCGATGGTAAGACGGTGGTGATTTCGGCTGACCACAATACTTCAAACTTTGACCCGATGGTTGGTCTTGCTTTGCATGAAGGGTCGCACTGTCTCCTTTCTGATTTCGGTTTCCTTCGTGCGATTAATCAACATCACGAAGTGTTCTACTCTGCGCTTCATCCCGACCTTCGGAAGTTGGTGAAGGTGAAGGCGGTTCGTGACGGTAATTATGATGTTTATGACAACATGCGTGAGAATCAGGCTATTCTCAATACACTTCGTCGGTATATTCAGCAGTTGATGAATATCATTGAGGACCGCCGTATTGATTCGTATGTGTATCGTTCGGCTCCTGGCTATCGTCCGTACTATGATGCGATGTATAAGAAGTATTTCTTTAATTCTGATGTGGAAAAGAATCTCCAGTTCAATCCCGACTGGCGTAAGCCGACTGTGGAGAATTATGTGAATTGGCTTCTTATGATTTTCTCTCCGCACTTTGACAAGAAGGCGTTGCCGGGGCTGTCCAAGATGGTAGATATGATTGACCTCCAGAACATTCGTCGTTTTGATGAGAAGCATATGCCGGATTCTATCCGATGGAAGAAGTCTGGTGCGGTTGTATCCAATCCTGTTGCTGATAATGAACTTGTTGTTTACCATTATGACCAGTTCCCGCTTCTGTGGAAGACTGCGAACGAGCTGATGGTGGAGATTCTCAAGCGCGCCAAGTTCTATGCTGACCAAGAGGATGAGAACAATTCTGGCGATGATGGAATGGATGGTATTCCTATTGAGATGGAAGATGATGGCAAGGAGCTGGAGGGTGAGGGGATGCCGAATTATGACCTTCCACAGAAGAAGTTTAATGCGGGTAGGGGTAAGAAGGCAATGGAGAAGATGAAGGACATTCAGAATCAGACTGCTCGTAAGAAGAAAATTAAGAAGAATGAGCAGACGCAGATTGAGTCTATGGAATCTGCGGCGGCTGAAATGTCGGAGAATTCTGACCCGATTTATGGAAAGGTTCCGTGCCTCGTTACGAAGAAGCTCACGAAGGAAATTATGAAGTCGGATTGGTTCCCATTTGCGAATGTGTGGGCGTTTAGTGGTGATGGTACGTGGCGCGACTCTGACCGTAACCAGACCTATCGTGGATTCCTTGCTGGGATTCGTATGGGACAGGTTCTCGCTCATAAGTTGCAGGTTCGTAACGAGCCGCAGATTACACACTTTACTCGTCAAGAGCATGGGAAGATTGACCGCCGTATCCTCTCGCAGTTGGGAATGGATATTGAGAATGTGTTCAAGCGGACTACGGTTGATTCGTACAATCCGGCTCTTCTCTATCTGTCGGTGGATGCCTCTGGTTCGATGTGGGGTGGCAAGTGGGAGCGTGTGATGACGGTGATGACGGCTCTTGCCTTCGCCGCTGATAAGATTCGTAATCTTGATGTGGTGATTTCGCTCCGTGGAAATGTCGGTAGTGGGATTCCGACTGTGGCGGTTGTGTATGATAGCCGTGTAGATACGTTCGTCAAGGCGAAGGCACTGTTCCCATACCTTGCGTCTAACGGTTCTACTCCTGAGGGATTGTGCTACCACAGCACGATTGAGTTGATGCAGGAGTGTGTCAAGACGCACACGGTATACTTCATCAACTTCTCTGATGGTGAGCCGGGGTGCTCGTTCAGCCACAACGGAAAGCGGTTTGACTATGGTGGTGAGCAGGCGATGAAGCAGACCAAGAATACGGTTCGTATCATGCGTGAGATGGGGATTCGTATTATGAGTTACTTCATTAGTGACTATCATTCTCACAATGAGTCCTACACGACGAAGTTCTTCCGCAATATGTATGGGCAAGAGGCGGAGTTCGTGGATGTAAAGAATGTGGTGAATGTTCTTAAGACCTTGAACAAGCTCCTACTGATTAAGGAATAAAAGAATAAATCGGAAATAGGAAACCTCCACAGAAATGTGGGGGTTTTCTGTTATTATATCCTATTTATATATTGACCTCTTTAGGTGATTATATGACACAGCACAAGATTGTAAAAATACCAGATTGGGTAACGCCAGAATCGGAAACATTTTTAAATGAAGT